TCAAATACTGATTCTCTCTTTAGTTTGGTACCTAACCAATATCGAGAGAACTTTTGCTTGACATTAATGAAAATTAATACTATAATACCTCCACATACCGATACAGGTATTATGGTAACAATTAATTTTTATATTGAAACAAGTAACTGTACCACACACTTTTATAAATTTAAAGGTGAACCTAAAAAATATCAGATAGAAAATCAAAAAGAAGGTTTTATATTTGATGAAATAGATTTAGTGCCAGCTGGCAGTTTTATTGCCAACCAATATGATGCGTGGGTGCTTGATGTAAGTCAACCACACAGCGTAAAACCAATTGGTGATATTACAGAACGATTAGGATTGTCTTTGGCAACGAATACATATAATTATGATGATGTATGTAATATGTTACACGAAACAGGAAACTTATGATGTGGATTGAAAAATTAGATATCAAAGTAGATATTGAACGACTACGAAAAGAAGTAGAAGAAAAAGTATTTACACTTGGTAAACAACAAATACAAGGTGAAGAATTTGAAACTGTAGAATATCATGGTTTTGGTGGTTGGACATTATTATCTCGTACCAGTGATTGGCGAGATGGTTGGGAAGTATATCACTCAGATGATAAAGAAACAAATGATATGTTTTTTCCTAATGGTCAATACAACTATAGAGCTATGAAGTATCTCAATGTATCTCACGCATTTGAACATAAAAACCCAACACAAGGTTGCACAGGTTATATTAAAGAAGTATTGAACCAATTAGAAGAATTGGGATTCTATCCACGCCGAGCAAGAGTTTCATGCCTACAGGCACACTCCAAATCTTTGGTACACAAAGATGCAGCCACAAATAATTACATGGCTCGTATTCATATTCCATTAATCACCAATAAGAAAAGTGTGCATATCTGCCAAGGCAAATCATTACATCTGCCTGCTGACGGTTCTGTGTATATTATGTGGGTAAATTTGTGGCACCAGATTCGTAATGATTCGGATGAGGACCGTTATCATATCATTATGGATGGCTACGATACAAAACAAATTACAAATCATTTTAAGTATACTGGTAATATACAATTAATGGAACAAGATGCCATTACATATCGTAAGAATATGGATGAAGTAACTCTTACACCAGATGAGATTGCATACTTTGATAAGATTAAAGAGAAGTTTGTTACGAAGAAAGAATAATGGATATTGTAAAAAGTAATTGGTGGGTATCACCATATTGGGCAGTTCAAACAGGCCTCAATAGTCAATTCAATTGGGAACTAGAAGAAGAACTTTATTGGATTGCCAAAGATATTGCAACAGGTCGTGATGGCAATCCCAAAGATAGTTTATGGGAATATGACCGACCACATTTAAATTATCTAAAGAGTATTATAAATTTGGCCGTCAAGAAGCACGTATTCTCTTTAATATCAGAAGCACAACAACTCAATATAGAACCAGATTATGTGATGGCATGGGCCAATATCAAAGAACCAGGCGAAAGTATCGAAGCACACGCACATAATGATGCCTCACTCACAGCCACCTATTATATTCGTGCAAAAGAAAATTCTGGTGACCTAGTATTACTCAGCACAGAAAACATTATTGATGATAAAGGTGCATTTGTTCATAACGATAAATCAGAATTAAAACATATACATATTGAACCTGAAGAAGGGATGTTGATATTTTTTCCGGCATATGTTGTTCATGAAGTTCAAACAAATAAATCAAATGATTTGCGTATTTCATTATCAACCGATATAAAACAAAAGATAGATAGAAATGCACCAAATGCCATGGTGTTGAAAAGTTGGACTAATAGTTTTTTAAAAATGAGAGAAAATGTTTAATTACTGCCCACCAAAACAATTACAAGACCTGCAATCAGAAACATTTCCTGATGGCCGAAGATTCTATAAACTGCCTGATGGTACAAAACTACCATCGGTTACCACAGTAATTGGTGCCCAAAAGAAACATATCTTTCAAGCATGGCGTAATAAAGTGGGTGAAGATGTTGCCAATGCCATTACAAAGAAAGCAACCTCTCGTGGCACCAATGTGCATACTTTGTGTGAAAAATATTTAAACAATGAATCATTGGGTAATATAATGCCTGATGCACATGAAATGTTTTTATCAATCAAACCACATCTCAATCGTATCAACAACATTCATTATCAAGAACAGGCGTTATGGTCTACACAATTAAAGATGGCTGGCCGAGTGGATTGTATTGCTGAGTTTGATGGTGTGCTTTCGGTAATCGATTTTAAAACATCCAAAAAGATTAAGAGCCACGAAGATATCGAAGATTACTTCTGGCAAACATCCGCTTATGCCTTGATGTATGAGGAGTTGATTGGTGAACCTATCCATGATTTGGTTATCGTCATGGCCGTTGAGGATTCGAGTCCTATCGTGTTCAAACAAAAGACTGAGGACCACATAACAGGCCTAGTCAATGCCATTTCATATTATGAGAAGAATGGTAAACATTGAGTGAACGGCTTGACTAAATAAGTATAAACACTTATAATAGGACACTATGAACAAATATTGGAAAAAACTCTGCACTCCCGAGCAGAACGAAAGACAATTGGGAGCTTTAAAAATATTGGCTGGTGGTTTAAGTTTTCTTTTTATTATTTGGCTACTGGAAAGGATTCTGTAATGCCTAGCAAAGATTGTGTTAAAGAATATAAAGTAAGAAGTTTTGCCTTTTACATGGGTGCTTGTGCAGTTTCATTATTTTTTATTGGTATACTTCTTGCATTAACTTAATTCGTAGAAGTTGTTTGAATGTTGTTGTGGACGGCGGTGCAAATCCGCCCACCTCCACCAAAAGTATATTGACGGACCGAGTTATCGGTAGCAAACACACACTATAGTTGTGGCAATATACTTCTGATGGGGGTGTTTTAGAATCGACATGGCAAACTAGAACAATGGAGAATCGTCAAAGCTAAAGACGTTAGGATTGAGGATACTCGGTCGAAGAAGCAAATTAAATTAAACGCTAACGATAATAAGTTTGCACTTGCTGCCTGATAGGTAAGCGGAGTTTCACCAGGTGAACTTAGCAACAGAATCACCTGGATAAATAAATCACCAGCAACACACAAACCGCTGGTAATACACATAAACACACACAAGGAGAAGTAAATGAGTATGACACCCTATGAGATACGGCTAGAACTCTTAAAAATGGCCAAAGAAATGCTCACCGATGACTATTATGGCAAGCGTGAAGTTATTTCAAACGAGTGGACAACCAAGGTAGAAGAATCCAAGATTAACGGAACTCCTTCACCACAACATCCAGGTTTTCCACCATTTCCCTCCGAAGAAGAAATCATTAAAAAAGCAGAGATGCTCAATGGTTTCGTTTCTCAAACCCCTCCACAACCTGAAGTTAAAATAAAATCGAAAGCTAATTCGTAAATTGGAGACCAAGGCGGTCAGATGTTTGGCCGCCGTAATCAAAAAGGAAGAAAAATGTATTTCAACCGTAAAGTAACAAATAAATTTTTAATTGCAATCTCAACAGCTCTTATTGCAGTTAACCTACTAATTCCCGTAGCCAAGGCACAAGCAAACAAAGTAACTGTTTCAAATCTTGGCAACCATTTCAGTAATGAGGTACAATGCCTTGCTGAAAACATTTATTATGAATCTGCTAGTGAGTCCTTTGAAGGTAAATTGGCAGTAGCACAAGTAACACTCAATCGTGTAAACTCTGGAAAGTTTCCAAAGACCGTTTGTGGTGTTGTAAAACAAAAAGATGAAGTGAATGGTAGAATGGTCTGCCAGTTCTCTTGGTTTTGTAGTCAGGCATACAGTATGATTCGTAACCCATACCAATGGGAAGAATCGGTACTTGTTGCAAAGAAAGCCTTGACATCTGAAGTTGCTCATGTTACACTACACAAAGAGAAGGCAATGTATTATCATGCCAACTATGTAAAGCCAAATTGGAATTTACCAAAAATCACACAGATTGGTAATCACATTTTTTATAAAGAGAGAAGTAAAATATAATATGCCAACAAAAGGTGAGATTAAAGATTTTAGTATGATGATTGAAGAACTGGCATCCAAATTGAAATGTAATCATATGGATGCCATTCTACATCATTGCAAAGAAAGTGGTTTAGAAATTGAAGTGGCTTCTACACTTATTTCTTCTGCACTCAAAGCAAAGATTAAAGAAGAAGCACAAGAATTAAATTTGATTAAAAAGAGTTCAAAGTTACCTCTTTAAATTGTTATGATTGAAAATTCAGGTTTTGCCGCTTTCGCCATGTTTCATGCGTTGAAGCTGCATTTCACATCCGATAGTTACGACTATATCAAATACAATGGTAAGACTAATGTTACCAAAACCACATTCTCTACCAGAAAAGACAAGTATTCATTCTACCGTTTATCTCGTAAATTTGGATTGACAGAATTAAAAGATTACTATGTTGCCAACTTTTTGGTAAATGATGTTCAATGGGTCGGTGATATAATAGGACCTGATTCTGAAGAAATTTATAAGAAGTGGCAAAAAAGAATACAGAGCTTGACTTATACCTTTGAAAATGATATAATTAAACTGTTAGATAGAGTTGATGACCCAAATGAATTATTAATGGTTAGAAAGAATGAATTTCCATTATTAATGCAATGTGTTCAACAGGGTGATGTTGCAATTGAAACACTTATCATTTTAGATGATATTATGAATTTCTTTCCAATGTGGCAAAAAGAAATCTATGATGATATTGTGTGGCCAAATTTTAAAATGAAATGCCAAAAGTATAAGGCATTTCTACATTATGATAAAGAAAAGTATAAACAAATATTAAAAGAAAAGATTAAAGAATATGCATAAGATTACCAAGATTTACTTGGACATGGATGGTGTGATTGCCGACTTCAATAAACGATACAAAGAATTGTATAAGATTGAACCGAAAGAGGCAGACACATATAAAACCTTTGATAAGTTTTTTACCATGTTCATTGCTGACAGACAATTTGCCAAATTAGATTTGATGCCTGATGCTATGATGTTGATTAACTATCTTAGGTCATTACCAATACCTACAGAGATTCTATCTTCAACATCATCCGAAAAGCGTGATGCAGAGATTAGAGAACAAAAGATTGAATGGTTGAATAACCACAACATTGAGTTTCCTGTTAATTTGGTACCAGGTAAAAGGTTGAAAAAGAATTTCTCTAACCAAAATTCACTATTGATTGATGATACTTCACAGAACATTGACCAATGGAGAGTAGAGGGTGGTGTTGGTATACTTCACACGGATGCCATTACTACCATCGGTATTTTGAAAATGTATACTTGACATTGGATAAATATTCTTATATAATGAATAATGTGGACAAGCCGTTTTATACACCGTTAATAATCCGTTTAATACGAAAGGAAGTAAATTATGAGTTCATTTGCGAACCTCAAACGCCAATCTGGCAACCTCGACAAACTATCTAAAGCAATCGAGGCACTTAATACCTCATCCGAGGGCAACGATAAATCCGATAACTACTGGCGACCAGAAGTAGACAAAGCTGGCAACGGCATGGCTACGATTCGTTTTCTGCCTGCTTCTGCAGCAGATGGTGAAGATGGTTTACCATGGGTTAAAATCTTCTCACATGGATTTCAAGGTCCAGGTGGTTGGTTAATCGATAATTGTTTGACAACCAAAGATGAAAAATGTCCTGTTTGTGAACATAATTCTGCATTGTGGAATTCTGGTATTGAAGCAAATAAAGATATTGTCCGTAAGCAAAAACGTAAACTAAATTACATTGCCAACGTTTATATTGTATCAGACCCAAAACATCCTGAAAATGAAGGTCAGGTCAAATTGTTTAAGTTTGGTAAGAAAATCTTTGATAAGATTTCAGAAGCCATGAATCCTCAGTTTGAAGATGAACAGGCAATCAATCCATTTGATTTATGGAAAGGTGCCAACTTCAAGTTAAAGATTCGTAAGGTTGAAGGTTATCAGAACTATGATAAGTCTGAATTTGAATCACCAGCACCTTTGTTGAGTGATGATGATGAGTTAGAGAAGATTTGGAAGTCTGAACATTCTCTACAGGAACTCTTAAAAGCTGGTGAGTTCAAGTCGTATGATGCTTTGAAGCAACGCTTAGACAAAGTTCTCGGTCTCAATGGTGAAGCACCACGCACAACCGTAGAACAAGCCAAAGCAAAGCCTGCACCTAAGGCAGTAGCGGATGATTCTCCAT